AAGTGCTTGTGTTAGAAGTTATTTGAGCACCTGTTGTACCATAATCTGTAACATCAAGTAAGCCTTCATTAGTAATACTTCCATCAACCTCAACAGTAAGATAATTAGCATCAACATAATAAACAGTACTATCTTCATTATTCCATAACATATAATAACCACTACCTGTTGTTATATCAGAAAAACGAGGATAATTAAGAGGAGTAACTGAAAAACCTTTTTGTTCACTTGAACCAGACATCCCATCGTTATAATAATATCCGATCCATGCTATTTGATCACTATATGCAGTTGCTTTTGGTGCTAAATCTACATTACCCCAAATATTAATTAAATTCTTATCCCACGTTACATCAGTGAAAGAAATTCCATTATCAGTTTGAACTCCATCATAATTTATAAAATAAGAACCAGTGATTAAATTCTGAGTCATAATATGATTACCAAGATTATCAGCAACAGTAGTTCCTGGAGGTGTAGCCCATGTGCCATCAGCTCTCATGAAATTAGCAGAACCTCCACCAGATTGAGGAACAAGTCCTCTATTTGTAGAAGTGAATAGATTAATAGTATCTGCAGTACCTCCACTGATAGACATAATACCAGTAGATTTAGCATAAGATAAAGACTGAGAATCTGTATTAACAGGAAGGGTTGTTTTACCAATAGTATCATTACTCACAACCAATACTTCAGTATATAGTGGTTTAGAAGGAACTATTAAAAATATATTAGTATTATCGTCTACTATATTTGTAGTGTATAATTTATTCCATTTTGTAGGCTTTGATCCAAGACTCATACTAATTTCATCAGGTCTTAAATAACCATTATTACATATTAAAGCATTTAATCCACCTATCTCCCAATAAAATCCAGTAGCCTTATTATATAATATATTATTCAAAGATGAAACTGTATCAATATGAATATTATCACCTACCCTTCCTACAAGCAAAGCATATTGAGTATGATCATCATTAAGTAGGCTATCTAACTCTCCATGATCTATTATACTTCCACCCAAAAATAATCCAGTATCACCAACACTAAAGCGTTTAGTTATTGGATTATAGTAAGTAATATATTCTGATTTTCCACTTGTAGGAGATTGAATCATAATATCTGTAATATCTAATACTCCATCCATTCTTAGTTCATTATCATAAGTAGGACTCGATTCTATATAAGTAAAAGAAGAATCTTCATTATTATTATAAGAACATCTAGCTTCTGTTGTTAAAGCTGCCCAAGTTGCATTGTCTGTTACTTCGGTAATAGTAGATCCATCACGATATAAAGTTTCACAAAGATTATCAGCTAACCATTCTTGAGTATCTATGCATATGGTTCTATATCTTTTACCATCATTACCTACATATAATCCTTCTTCACCATTAGATAGAATAGTAGATGTTTTAATTAATCTAAGAGGAATTCCTATAGCATAATTAAAATTATAAAAACTACTCCACGCATCACTATTATAATCCATATAATATCCAGTCCATGTTGTAGCATTATATAAGTATCCTAAATAACCTCTTTCCATAATACTTCCAAAAGTACCATCTGTATTAATTCTTCTTCCTCCTCCACGCAAATTAAATCCTAATTCATTAGTAGCTCCTGTATTAGGTGTAGTCCAATGAGTAATACCAGTTTCTTTTAATTTACCTGCTGTTACCCCAACATAAGCATAAAAAATATCCCATTTGGTTTTATCAGGAACTACCCAACTATCAGAACTTGTAATCTTTCTTGTATCTGTAATGGCATACCAATTATATAAATATCCATAATTTACAATTGTTGTATCATTATTAGTATAGAAATAAGGATATCCGGGATCAGTTTGTTTCTTTTGTGAATAAGGCATTACCTTAATTATAGTATCAGCATTATCTAAATCCCAAGTAGAATCTTGAACAGATATAGATTGATTAATAGTACTAAAGTTTAATGAAGAAAGTTCACCAGTAACATCATTCCAACCAACAACTTTAGTAGGAATGCTTGTAATATTAGTATTTATTCCAGGAATATAAACTTCCCCAACACTATCGACTTTAAAAGCATATGTTCCATCATGTTTAAGATAAGCTAAACTATCTTTGCTAAATATATATGTTTGATACCATATAACAGTATCCCCATTATATAAAGAAAAAGGATAATCCCCATAATTACTTAAACTTTGATTTAATGTTGAATATCCATCAAATGTATTAGTAATTTGAAATTGTAAATTTGGTACATATGACAATCCTCTTGAATTAGCATCTTGAATATAAACTTCATCCAATGCTGTTGATCCAATAACATCCAAACTTCCATTAGGATTAGAAGTACCAATACCAACAGAAAATAGAGAATCACTTAACCATACTTTTTGTAAAGGATAATCTATAGACCATATACTATCTCCTCCAATTAATCCTCCATCAACGTCTAATGTACCACAAATTCGTATAATATTATTAGCAAAATCAAAATATAGAAGAGGACAAATAGTATCACTATTATCAATCCCTCCTATATTATCCAAATCTGCAAAAATACTATCTCCTCCAGTCTCATTTCCAATCCATACAGTACCATCAGCATGTTCAATATTTCTACCTGCATATGTACCAAGTATTACATTTCTAGAACCAGTTTTAACCTTTTTAAATGCTCCCCAACCACCCACAAAATTACTATCAGCTACAGGACTTGTAAAATTACCTGAATTACTAATATAAACATTCTTAGTTCCATAAGCATTAATAAGATTCCATTGTCCTGCTTTAACTTGTCCTTTAGTAGAATTTGTAAGAGGTAATATAACATTGTCCCCTGTCAAATTTTGACTGTATATAAAATAAGGTATAATAAATAGTAACAATGTAAAAAATAGCTTATTCATTATAGTAGTATTTACAGATTAATAGGTAATTTCAAATATATCATATAACTTATAAAGATTTATTCCATTACATTGTAAATTATATTCAATAGTATTCATACTAAATGTAGCTTCTACTTCTTCAAGAGTTTCTCCCATTATTATTCTTTTCTTAATGCCCATTACAAGTATAAAAGCTAACCAATATTGTTCTAATTTAGTATAGTTATTAGATGATCCTTGAGTACCTTCTTCATTAAATTGTCTAATAACACTAACTAAATACTTATTCCAATATTCTACAAATAAAGATTTAGTATAACTATGATTACTAAAAGAAGGAATATTTGAATGTATCATAATTTAAACATTAGTATCAATACAATCATTCACATATTTATTAAATCTATATAAAGATTCTACTGTCTGCAATAACCACTGATAGAATGTATCAGTATATAAACTCAATTCAGTAGCAGTAGTACCTCCATAATTAACAGGAGTAGCAGTTTTAATACATTTATAATAAGCATCTAATATAAGAGCAGTATTACTAGTTACAATATGACCACTCATATCCATTAGAATATCATCTCCTAAAGCATCTTGCCAATTATATGTACCAGAGCCAATAGATCTACATTGATAGATTTGATCTTTGTATAACATACCAGCAGATATATCACTATAATCTAGAAATACATTTGCATTAGTTTCAAAGAAGAATCCAATAGTAAGCATAGAAACTACATTAAAATCATAATATGTTCTATGATCAGGATCAAGTAAATGATCACCTAAAGGATTAGGAACAATAAGATTAGGAATAGTATCTATAAAATAATCATCAACTTCATTCATTATATATACATAATGAATATAACTTCCATCTCCTTCTGTTATAGATAATTTATAAACTCCATCTTCATTAAATGTAATCTCAAATTCATCTGCAGGAGCTCCTGTTAAAGTATATACATTTGAAACAGGAGTAACTGAAGGACTAACTGATATATCAGCAGCTTCTTCAACATATGAATCATGTACAATTTTAACAGGAGTTACTACAACATCATTAGCACTAAGAGTAATCTTTAGTACATCTCTTTCGATCATTTCTATTAGATATGCCATTATTTCTCTATTTGCTGATTAGTAGCTTCAAAATCTTTCTTAGAACCATATACAGGATTTTGTGTATCACCTGCTATTTTCATTACAGTCCAATCTACAATTTTACCATGAACTGATTTAGGAAGATCACAATCAATACCATTAGTTAAATCAACAGTAGCAGGAGTCTTAACATATTGAAGTTTAAGACCATATATATAGAATTTCTTATCATGAAATACTCTAAGTTTATTATTAATCCTAGAGGATACAGGACTAGAAATTACAGTTCCATAGCTATGTTTAAGAAAAGTTCCCTTATCTTGATATTTAATAAGACGATTAGGAGAAGACTTAACTTTATACAATCTAGTACCACCTGCCCATGTAGGAGTTCCAGTAAGAATACTTTTAAATATAGTACCTACATCATTACCATTACCTAATCCAGTATAATTCTTGAGATTAGTAGTACCAGCAGTATATATTAAATAATATTCATCAAGAGTTAATTCTCCAGATGTAATAGGAAGTCCACAAATAACTTGAGATTCAGATGATAAGAATTCAAATAAACCAATATCATCTATACATCTTAAAACAGTATCACTTACTCCAGTCCAAGCAGGAGTTTTAATAAGAGGTTTAAGTCTAATTTCATCTGTAGCAGCAGTATAATCAATAGTTGCAGTATTAGTAATAACAAACTCTTCACCTGGTTCATTACTTAATGCTCCATAAGGAGTAAAATCACCAGCACCAGGATTATGAATAATTCTATACTTCTCTCCTCTTACAACATCAAGGGTTACTAAATCCAATTGTATCTCAGTAATATTAGCTAGAAATTCATCTCCATCAACTTGGCTTCCATCATCTTCATATCCAAATACTACTAAAGGAGTATCTCCAGCTGTACTTACAATATAGGTAGCTCCATCGACTAACATTCCAGCAATGACATCTACTTCACCAACAGCATTCTCTCTAGGCAGAAATCCTTCAATATATCCTTCAGACCATCTATTAGTAAATCCCATTTGAATATCTCTAATAAAGGGACTAACCATTTCTTCATACTTTCTAATATCAGCATAAGATACGATATTACGGATAGTATTTTCCTCTTTAGTAGCAAATGCTCTTACAAAATCTTCAATAGTCCTATTTAAATAATAGTCCTTTTCTTCATCTTGTAAAGTATTAAATAAATGAGAATTAAGTTCTTGTAAACCTAATTCTATACCAATATGCATTTCTCTTATAGTCATATCTTATTTATATTAAGAGGGAAGGTCATAACTCCTTCCCTCATTCTAGTTAATCTAACTATGCAATCGCATCAGCAGCGACATTAATTACAGGAAGCAGTGCATCAAGTACGGTTCCAGTTTCAGTAGCATCATACTCAGTAGTAGGAACAGCAATTAACAATTCCTGCCACTTAGGAACTTCTGTTCCATAAGTAGCTTCTTGTTCTGCATGCCAACGAAGAGTATATATATTATAAGTAATAGCAGTAACAGCTTGCCAAGTAACACTAAATAAGGCATCTCGCAAAAGAGTATTACTAGTATTACCACGTAGAGGACTAAAATCCTTTTCGATTTGTAATACTTGAGCATATGTTCCATGACCAATTACATAAGCTGCAAATGATCCACCTGCAGTAGCTTGAGTAGTATTTTCAAATACACCACCCATATTTACCCAATCAAAATCACCATAAAGTCCAGTAAGAACAATACCAGCACTACCACCAGCTAATGCAGCACTACATATCTTCTTTGTATCAGCAGTAATTGCAGCTACAATAGCAGTTAGAATAGTAGCATTAGTACTTACAGCAGTAATAGGAACAGTATAGTATTTCTCTCTACGTTTATCATTAGGAGGATAACGCTTATCAACAAGCATAATAGAAGCACTCTTACCAATATAAGTAGTAAGAGAAGCAGGAAAGTTCAATGCTCCATTACCACCAGCTTCAGTACCAATAACTCGTATCGGCATAACAGGTGCAACATAAGCATCTTTACTATAAGAGAAAGTCTTATAGTTTATAATAGGAGTAGTAATTGGACCTTCTTGTGTACCAAGCACAAAATAGAAGTTTTTAAATAATTCTGTTGTAGCTCCATCAAGATACGTACCATCTTCAGTAAAAGCTACAAGTGCACCTTGTGCAAGTCCAGAATAAACTTCATCAAGTGTATTAACACCATTATATCCATAAATTACTCCTGTCTTAGTAATTAGAATTTGTTTCATTGTTTAAGAAAATTTAGAATTTAAATCTTTGAACCGAGTTTCATACTCACTTACAACTGCAACGTTTTCTGGATTTGAACAGAATGTAACAGCTGCATCAAGATCATTACCAATAATCTTTGAAGGATTGGTATAATCCGTTATAATATTAGTTCCTTGAATTCGTTTAAAAATATTGTATGTAACATACTTTTCAATAAGTCCTTTTAATGCAATATTCTTATCAGAAGCTAAGGATATAAATTTAGCTGGGTCTTTATCCATAGTTGATTGTAAAAGAACATGAAGTTGAAGATCAAGATCAGCTCCTTCATTATCCTTTGCAAGATCGAATATCTTACCTCCAAGACCAATTGCAAATAATATATCAGCAACATTCTTCTTAGATGTAATAATACTAAGGTATTTCTCCATAGCTTTATTCTTAGTCTGAATCTTAATTCTTTCTAATTGTTTCTTATTATCTTCAGAACTTAGATAGAATTCAATATTCATACTTTTCTCTGCAAAAGAAAACTCATTAGCAACATGACTACATACAAGACAATACTTCCACAATAGATATTGAAAAGGTTCTATTGGAGTACCTACTTTATAATGCTCTGCTTCAATATTCCATATCTTAGCATATTTAGCATTATAAGCAGCCTTTAATGCAGTTTCTTTATCTCTTTCAGAAAGACTATTAGCTTCTAGTATAGCAGCTTTATAAGCATCTTCAACTTCACTTAACTTAAGATAGATATAAGTTTTGAGATCTTCATCAGTCTTTATTTTCTTATCTTCTTCCTTAATTTGAGTATTGATAGCATTTATATATTCTTTCTTAGTTACATCATTAAGATCATATTTAAAGCCTGTTTCAAGAGTCTTTCCTACATAAGGAATAGGTTCAGATAGAGAATTCCAGTATCTAGCAATCATCCTATCCCAATCAGGACTTACAGCAGCCAGACCTATGATTTCAGGCATTAAAAGCTTAAGTTCTTGAGATAAAGATAACATCTTATTTACTGCTCCCATAGTAGATCCTAAAATCTTAGCACTAGGAACTAACTCTTTAGCATTAGCAATAGCATAAGCACTTAAATTAGTCTTTACAATCAATTCATATTTACGTGATATAGTAATCATATAGTTTTATATTTATAAGTTAATAGCTTTTATATATTATATTATACTATTTAAAATTATCGTGAAAACTTCATATAATAAGAAGTAGTATAGTTCTTCATAGTGATACCTTGTGACATAAGTACTTCATAAGAAGCTTCATCAGTTTTGCTACTCAGAAGTTTAGACTCCCTAATAGCACCCCATGATTCAGGAAGATTAGTAAGTCCTTTATATACACCAGTAAGAATCTCACGACCCTTTTCAGCTACTAACTGAATATTACGCTCACCATCAGAAGTCATAGACTGATCAAGAAGGATAATATCATAAGATGTATCAGGAAATCCCTTATACATATTACCATTAGCCTTATCCAATTCAGCATACAAACCATTATCAAAGATAGAAGCTTTCTTAATAGTTATAATATGACCATCAATTGTTTTGAATTGATTGAAATATGTACCATAAGATAAATAACCATCTTTACCACTAGTGATTTCTTTCTCACCTAAAGCCTGATAATAAGACTGTGTTCCAGCCTCATTCTTAATAGCTTCATTAAACATACGAATACCACCAGAACCTGTATAGAAAATAAGTTCCATAGGAGTTTTATCAACCCTATTAGAAAATAACCTATTAACAACAGAATCAAGTTTATCTACAGTAAGAACAGAATATGTTTCATACTGATCAGTAGTCTTAAGGATTTCCTTAATACCAGCACCCTTAGGAATAGGTTGATTAGTCTTTTCATCAATAAGGTGAATAACACCATATTGATCTCTATTATAAACACTATTCCAAAGGTCTTCTTCTAGCATTAACCTACGATCAATCTCAAATTGCTTCATCTCGTGTGGCATCCAGAGATTAGTCTTGCCACCACCTTCAAGATCAAATTCAATATTAGTAACCTTATTGGCTACATTACCACTGATATTCTTTGAGAAACGGAGAAATCCAAACTGATTAGTCCATTTACCAGGAGCCTGACTTCTACTTGATGTACCTTCTGAATAAGCACCTGCAACAGAAGGAGGAGCCTGTACCCAGTAAGTACCAGCAATAAAGTTAGAAGCAGCAACATATTCAGCAGGATTTGCTGTATTAATCCTAAATGTATAGATATAACGATTAGCACCATCCCTAATAGGATCACCTTGAACACGGAGATTATTAAGTTTGTCAGCTGGAGTAGCACCGTAATAACGTAAGAATGTATCATCTTCCATAACAACTTGGAAAGGCTGAAATCCTTGACCAGGATAAGACTGTCCACCAATAAGTGCAACAACCTTTGATACATGTTTCATTCTACCCATTACATTCCAAGTGTATTGAGTATCGTTTAAAGTTTTAGGAGTAAGAGAAACTAATCCAGATTGTCCTTCAGTTAATGAAAGCAATGGAAACATTTCGCTATCTTTACCCCATAAATAAGTCAAAGCAGTACTAAGACTTACAGGATCTATCAGTTTGTTCTTATAAAGAACGTTTTCATCTGTATACCTTTCATTATTATAGGTATCAGTATAGAGTTCTCTCATTTTAAAATTAATTTTATTATATTAATTACCAGTAATTTGTTAGTCCCTCTTGATAACAATCTTTGTAGGTTCAGATTTATGTTGTGATTGATCCTCTGAAGCACTACTAGATCTAAGTTTTCTTATACGACCAACTTCATTTTCTTTAATAGCTTGTTTAATAATCTGTGAAATATCACCTCCAGTAAATACCTTGAAAGCATCCATAACATCATGAGCAACAGTACGAGATTGATTCTGCATAGCAAGATCATAATCATATGCACTCATAGTCAAAGGTCCATCAGGAGTATTAACTTTCATAGGCACATAAACATAATTAAAAAACTCTTGACGTGTAGCAAATTTTACTTGTCCATCACGAGTATATTTAATCTTTTCAGGAATAGTAAAAGTATCATTACCAATTTGTACAGTTCCTTTTGTAATAGTATCATAAACACTTCCTACTTTATTAATAGGATGAAGTTCATTATTCTTAATACTTACTCCCCAATATTCATCATTAGCTTTTTGTTCAGCTTGACGTTGAGCAGCAAGTTGTTGATCATTCTTAGTTCTCTGTTCATTATAATGAGTATTTAGAAAACTAAGTTCAGTAGTAGCTTCTTCTTCAAGACGCTTAGCATCTTTAAGATATTGAACATATTCAGCAGCCTTTTGTGGAGTATCTCCTCTAAGTATTCTAGCTTGAGTAACAACACTTTCTTGTTGACCAATATTCTCTTTAGATATAGTAACTTTAGAATAATCAGGAGTTTCAGTAAAATCTTTTAAACTTCCATGTAATTCTAAATGTGTTACAATATCTTGTATAATAGGAAACTTATTAACTAATGCAGATTGAAATTGTAAAGCACCTTCTTGTAATGAAGTTTCTCTAACATCAGTCACATAATTAATTAATCCTTTTTCATTATCTTCATAAGATACTTCATTTCCCTCACTATCATAGATAGGAATAGCGGTAGATTTAATAAGATCAGTAACTTTAAGTTCTCCTGCTTCAGGAGCTTCAGTCATTGCATCAAGTTGTTCTTTAGTAAACTTAATATTACCTTGATCATCTAAAGCATTACCAATTTTATCTATTTTATAAACAACTCCATCAATTTCAGCTTGTTCATCTTGTGCTTGACTAGCACTAAGAGTATCAAGTTCAACTTTAGTTTTAAAGATCTGTCCATCTTTAAGAGCATTACCATCTTTATCAAGAGGGTATTTAATATTATCAATCTCAATTTCTTTCTCTACTATAACAGGCTCTACTATAGGAGCAGGAGCAGCAGGAATAATTGGATTGGAAGCAGGAATTATAGGAAGAGTATCATCACTAGGAACAACTCTATTTCCTTCTCCAGGTAGTACAATTTTCAAATCATCAGGCATAATAACTCTTTTTTAAATTAGTATTTTTTATAAGTTAATTATTATTTGTAGGTTTAGGCTTTAATTTAGCCTGTTCTATTCTAGCAATATTATCTAACTGAGTTTTAGTAAGAGTAGTCTTATTCTTATCAAATGCTACTTCTAATTTAGTATTAGTATCTAATTGTTTAAGAGCAATCTCTCTATCAGTTTGTTTATTTTGATCAAGTTCAATCTCTTCAAGTTTATTTTGATGTTGCTTATCAAGTAATGCATTATCACCATCAATCTTCATTTTAATATTCTTATTATCCATTTCTTTCATCTGCATTTCAAACTCACGTTTAGCAACAGAGAAATCTTTAATATATTTACGAAGACCAGAAGAACTATCAGCATCTATAGCAGCACCAGCTAATTCTACATCTCCATTTTGACTAGCATTAAATGCTAAATCTTTATATTGTTGTAATTTCTGATCTTCTAGAATACTATCTATAACAAATACTCCAAGATCTTCTTCAAGTAAATCTCCTTTTCCAAGATGAAGAACTTCAATCTTTCCATCTTGTCCTGTATAAGAACCTGTTCTACCTTCTACATAAGCAATCTTTGCATGTTCGAGAGTAGAAGAATGATCTCTTTCTAAAGCTTTATTAAACATCTGTACCATTAATACAGAACCTAATCTAGCTAATTGAATATTACTAACATTATTTCTTACAGTTTCACTTGAACCAGCATTACCATAACGATTAGCATTCATATTAGCCATATCCCAAGCTTCTTGTCTAATATTCTCACGAATATCAATAAGAACTTTAAGATAATTAGATATAACAGAATCATTGCCAACAATACGATATCCAGTAGCTACTACATCAGGTCCTATTTTAGTTTCATCATATATAATAGTTCCATCAGCAAGTTTATAAAACCAATTCATTTGAGTATCAGCATCACTCTTACCATTAATAATTCCTTGAGGAATAACTTCAGTTGGTCCTTTAAACTTTGCAATAGTTCTTTCTATATTAAGATTAATAATTTGATATAGAGCAAGAGAACCAATTATTCTCTTAGGTATAGGATATAAAAAGTTATTCCGTAAAAGACCTTTCTTACCTCCAAAAGGAATCTTTACGGAACCATCAATATTATACCTTTGTATTTCATAAGGTCTAGGAGCTATATATATTCCTTCAGCTTCTTCACCTATTCTAACTTGCCACCAAGCTTCAGGAATCCATTTCTCTTCTAAAGATACTTCTCCAAACTCAGGATTAATTTCATAATCATCATCTACAACCTTAGTAGATTCAGCTCCACTTTCAATAATATAATGAAGTATATTTCTTTTTACATCTGTTACAAAACAAACATAATATTCAAATAGAAAACCATCTTCAGTAGGTTTTATAATATCTTCTCTATTTCTAGATACTTTATTAGTTAAAGTAGAAAGATCACTTAGATTATAAATATCAATATATTTACCATATGGAAGATCATTACCACCTTTAAAGCTTCTTTCAAGTTCATCTAGAAATTTAACATCTTTATCAGAAAGAAACTCTCCATATTTAGTTTTAATATCAAATATATTGAGTTTACGTTGAACAAGAAAACCAGGATAGTCTTCAACAAATTGTTTAGAGGTAGTAATAGGATATCCTTCAAGAGGACTAATTGTTTCATCAATTACATTATTACCTACAATTCTACGGAAAGTATAGAATTCTTCACAAGACCACCAATAGAAGAATCTTTGTATTCGTTCAGTATCAAAATTATTAATAGTATTAGTAAAGTTGATAGTCTTTTTACCTTTATCTGCTCTTTCATCAACCCAAGTTTTAAAATCTTCATTGGCTTGTTTATATATACCTTCTAATGCAGATTCATCTAACTTACCAGTTTGAATAGCTTCAGCTAATAATACTTTAACTTTATCAGCAATAATCTTTTGAACATCTAATGTTCTAGTAGCAGCTACATCAGGACTTTGACTAATAACATGAAATTGATAAGGTAGTTGTATATATTCACCAATATTCTTTTCTTTAATAGGTGTAAGAAAATCTATATTTCTAATATTACCAGGAAGCTTTTTAAGTTTGTCTGCATCCATTTGTAAAGGATTCATAACATACTCAAATACAGAATCGCTTATAATACCATTAGCAGCATTCAAACATTCTTCTGTAAAAACTTTATCATTTAAAGATTTAGCTTTAGCAATCCAATAATTACAATTACCTATATACCAATCCCTATCTTGCTTTTTAGCAGTAGATACTTTTTGATCAGGCTTATAAACATTTGTACTCATTATAAAAGTATAAGGTTATTAATTATTAAAACCATATAAATTAATAGCTGCTAAAGTACTCTTTGTAGAAGTATTAGTAGCAGTCCTTCTCTTAAGTATATAATAATTACGAATTGTAGGATATAGTCTAAAACTACTTATTCTATCAAAATTACCTATTCTACTGAACTTGTCAAATTCAGTAAGTAAACCAACCTCTTTTATATAATGTAAAAAAAGTAGCTTTTTTCCTTCATCATTCATAGAAACTTCACTATAAATTAGCTCTCTTAATGATGTTAAATACGTATCAGCTTTAGAATCATCTCCTATGATAATACCATATGGAATATTAGAACTATCAGGTTTGCCTGCAAGAAAGTAACTAGGATCTTTAAGTAACCATTGTAAAGCTTGCCATTTCTTAAAGTTACTTAATGTTTCTCCAACATTCATTTCAACAAGTGCTTTAGCATTATAACTTCTACATAGATTATAAGCTATTCTATCAGCACTTACCATAAGTTCAGGTCTACCTATATAACTAGCTACAATAATATCTCCTCTAGAATTAGCAATAGTATTTGGTAACATAACTACATACATTGCATTAAGAGAATTTGCACTAATAATAGTATCAGACTTTTTATCCTTAGCTACAGTATCATATAGCAAAACATATAAATCATCAGGTATCTTATCATTAATTTTAAAAGGAGGATGAAACTCTCTAACACAACCATGAAGATCAGTTCCAGGAATAAAAGGAACACTATCTATAAAAGGATGAGTTGCAATACCACTAGTTTCTAATTCAATATTAGGTTTAAAGATAAGTCCATTAGTAGTTTCAACCCATTGTCCATCTCTATAATATTTATGTGTAAAGTTATGTTTAACTTCCTGTAGATGCATAGTTAATTCAGGACTAGTAAACAAATTATCTTTACCTCTTCTAAAAGCTTCTTCAGGACTATTAGCTCTCTGACCAACATAACTAGCATGTTTATCAGGAGTCATAGAAAGTTTCTTTCTTTCCTTA